GGGACCTTCCAAAGCCATAGCGTAAGTTGGTGCAACCCACCAAGCTCTTTTACCATCTAATGCATAAAGTATGCATAATGCAGTTCCTAATTTTGTTTTACCGAATCTTCTACCAGCAACGACTATCTTGAATCTCTTTTTTGATTTAGCTACTTCAAGTTGTGATTTGTGTAACTTAGGAAGTTCCCATTCAACAATTTTAGTTTTAGAAGTCGTATCCATCTCTTAACCATCTCAACATATCAGAGAACAGTTCTTCTATCTGCTCTGGTGGAATCTGTGATATGAAGTATATAGCTGGTGGTGGCATAGGTATTACATACTGCACAGCTTCTTCAAATGTCTTTTGTGATTCAAGCTCTACATCATAGAGTTGCTCCATCACAATATCTACAAATTCATTATTGATTTGGTCATCAGTCATAATCATCAATATTAGCATCATTGACATTTTCCTGCTGTTCATGTTGCACATGTTGCACATCAAGGTCATCTATGACCCCATCTGGAAGTTCATTTGCTAACTCTCCATCACTAAATCTTATAACATTTACTACATTTTCTTCAGTAGATAAAACTACTTTGCTTGTATCTCCAAACTGTTCTGGGTATCTTTTTTCTAGTAACCATTGCAAAGCTCTTGGGTTTCTATCTTCTTCTCCGATTTCTCTAATTTTTTTGACTGTATCTACTTTGAATGTTGCTTCTATTCTTGTAATCTCATCAAAAAGTTTTTTGTAAATTTCATCTCCACTCTCTGCTTTTTTACTCCAACGATGGTAAGTTGCTCTATCTATTCCAGCGTAAGCACAAGCATCTTGTATATAAGAACCTTGACTAATAGCAAATAACAGTCTCTCTTGCACATCATTATCAAGAATTTTATTTCTTTTTCTTATTCCGAATATGTTTCTATCACTCATCTCTTATCTCCACTGGATTATACATTTGGTACTTCAATGTTAGTTCTTCCCCAGCTTTTATCTTTTGAATTGTTTGTAAATACATTTCATGCCCAACTTCTCTAAGTTTACAGTTTGGTTCTTCAGAATGATTTATAAATCCACCCAATGGAGTTCTGATATATCCATTCAAGTAATCTTTATGCTTGACATGACTAACACCAAGCGTTTTATTTTTATCTATGAACTCTAATGCAAAGAGTCCTAGCCCTTCAATATTACTTTTTTGTATTGTAATGTTCTCTGGCAAAGGTTTGTATTTCATCTTCTGTAAGTTCATCATCAAGGTCATCGAGCAAATAATCATCGAACATTATATTTTATCTTCTTTGATTAGCCACCATGCAAACGCATTTACTCCTACAACCACAAGGATTACAAAGAGAGTGTCCATTATTCTGGTAATGCTTTGCAAATCTGTAAGTATTGATTTACTAAATCATCTGCATCATCAACAAGATTGATTCCTTCTATACGCATATAGTTAAGTTGTTTTATTATTACTTCTTTAAATACAGTGTCATCAATCTCTGCATCTATTGCATCTAATCTTTTAAATCCATCTGGGTAATTCATTCTTCTTCTCCTATTTCTTGTCCATTCAAATCAAGCAGAACTTCATCTTCAGTGATTTTATAAATATCAAATATATCTCTCATTCTTCTTCCTTAACTTCTTCAAACTCAGTATCTATATCATCAAGCTCTACAAACTCTACTTGTGCATTACTAAGATTCAGATGTGGGTACATATTCTTTAGTTCTTGTATTGAATCTAAAACTTCAATGACATCTTTTGCCAACCAAGTTTTTCTCCAAGTACCAGTAACTATTGCTTTTTTAATCATTCCTATCCTTCCAACACTTTGCAGAACTATTCCAATGATGTTCTCCAGACTTATAGAATAGCCAAGAACTCATCTTTAAATTGAAATCTGGGTCTTTTCTGTCTCCATACCACCCAAGTTTCTGTGAAATCCAGTCGTATGTCGAATCATTTATCTGCATCAAACCGACATCAGTTGTGCCATTTGTGTTATATCCGACAGCTTTTGAGCGACCAGATGACTCACAAAACATGATTCTACTAACTTTTATCACATCTTCCTCTCTAAAGTATTTCTGTATCAAGGGTTGCCAGTGTGAGACTGAATTTACTTGGAACTCAATCTTCTTACAATCCTTGTAATCGTAAATGACTTCTGGAGTAACTGGTTGATTAAAAGTTATTAAGCAACTAATTACTGGATAAAGAAGTATCTTCATACTCTTTTAGTCTGTCAATATCTATAATCCCTTTTGGCAAGTTCCTATAAATGATATTGTCATCATTATCCATCAAAAGTAGTCTTACTTTTGTACCATCATTCTCGATAGCTATTCTTTTCATACAAATATTATAAATCAATAATCATTAAATTTATAAAATTTTAAGATTATCCCAACCATTTTTTGACAAAGTAAAGGTCAATACTCCATGAGAAGTAGTCAATCCACTCCTTGCTTCAAGTTCTACTGATGTATCTAACGATGGTGCTTGAAACCATGTTTTACCACGCTCTGTTAAAACTCTTAAATGATGATAGTGTCCAGTAACAAGGTAATCAGATTGTATTCTTCCAGCATGTCCTTGATTCTTCCACCAATTCATAAGTCTGCCTTCTATTCCAGAACCACCAGAAACCATGTGTCCATGATAAAAAGTAATTCTTTTACCTTTTATTTCTAAAGTTAAATGATAATCATCTGGTACGACAGTTTTTACATGCTTGTAACGCTCTCTACCTTCAATTATTTCTCCAACTATTTGAAATATTGCAGTATCAGAACCATCTAATCTTGTCGTTGCAACAGTTGTTTTTCCAGTTCTATATTCTGAATGGTTGCCAATGACAGCTCCAATAACTATTTTTGGTGCTAATCCTAATAATCCATCTAAAACTTCAAGAACCATTTTTCTTGCTAAGTGTTCTTGCTCTGTTCTTGTCAAACTGATGTTAAAATTTTGGTGGTCGAAGAAGCCAAAAGTGCATTCAATAAGGTCGCCTAAACCTATGATGTAAATTTCATCAACTACTTGACCAATCTTTTTAAGATTTTTTATTTCTCTTTTTGCTTTTACAATCGCATTTCTTATGTAATCAATCGTACTATCTACACCCCAATCAGCTCCATACTCTTCTTTTCCAAACTGCCAGTCTGCACAAAAAAACATATATGCTAGTTCTCCAGTGTCTTGTGATACCCTAATTGGTTTTTTCTTTTCAATCTGTCGTTCTAATTTTCTAAAAAATTTATTATGATGTGGGTTTCTTTTCTTGATGATTGCCTTGAATGCATACATATCGACAATCTCTCCACCTTTGATTTGTGTCTGCCAAGTAGAGAATCGTATTTTATCTTCTTCTATATAAAATTCTTTTGAATCGTAACCCCAAGACTCCAGAAGTGAATTGAACTTGAAGTTATCATCATGTGGTTGAACATGAGTAAGCTCTCCAGTGTTAGTACCATAGTCATAATCTATTCGTGGCTTCCAACCACTTGGATAATAATTGTTTCCTAGTTCTTGATTATGCTTGACTTCCTGTTTCTTCTTAATTATTTTTTTAGCTTTTTCAGTCATAGACCTTCAAACATTTGTTCGATGTCAGTCTAATGGAATATCTGGTCGATGGAAGTTTATAAATGGAGCTGAGTAAGGTGTTCAACAAGGTAACCTATTATCTATCGCTAGATGAAAGGAGTATCTACACCTGTCCGAAGTTCTCCTTCGACTCTATTCCTTACTCTTGCTCCTGTTGTTAGCTATTGGTTGTTTGCTTAGAAATTTCTAAACCACAAAATCGGCATTTCTCAATTACATCTAAGTCAATCATGTGGCAACCATCAGTTGCACAATCATGCTTCTTTGGCTCTTGCTCGACATAACTGTCAAGTAATGACCAATGCTTTACTAAAGCATAAGGTGTAAGTGTCATACCTTTAAAGTGCTTTTTATATTGTACTACCCTGCTAGGAATTTCATCTGCTTTTGCACCAGCTTCTCTTAATTGCTTAACACATTTATTCCACCCAGCTCTCTCTGTTTGGGTCTTTGGTGTGTAACCAATAGATTCTGTTAGTGCATTCCATAGAGCTTTTCTATCTTCCAAAGAATGACTATGGTTAGATGACTCTAGTTTGTGGGTCTCTGATGAACTTGGGCTAGGGTCAGATTTGACACTGGGTAGGTCATATATGACACCTTGACTCCTATAAACTGTGTAGAGATTTGAAGTTTGTTCTCCAGTTGCCTTATCAAATCTTTTTTCTGATTTGATAGCTGAGATACTTTTTAGTTCCTTCAAAGCTCTTTTTATAGTTGAATCAGAGACATTGAGTCTCTCTGCAAGTGTTCGTATGCTTGGGAAGCAAGTACCATCTTCTTTATCTGCATAGCGACACAACACTGCATAGACTCTGACAGCTTGTGCCGAAATAGGTGCATCAATGACCCATTCTGGCACAATGCTGAAATATATATCTGACTTTATATAATCCATCTAAAATGGTGGTGCATCATCAAGATTGACTGGAGTGTTCTTTTGTTTCTCAATCAAGTCTTGAAATGTCTGAATAAAGTCAGAAGCATCAGATATAGTCATACTGTTTGTATCAACTTTATCTTTGTACTGTTGCTGTTGCTGAATAGTAAGTTTGTTAAACAGACTGCTCACAAAGCTCTTCTGCTTATCAGAAGCTGGTCTGTCCTTACCACCAGAATAATTACTGCTTCCAGAATCATAAGATGATTCAAAGCCATACTTATCCCACATTGCATCTGCATACTTATAGGTGTAATCCATGATTTCACTCATTTGTATTTTTTCAGCAACACATAATTCGATAGCTCCTTTGAATGCACATTGTGCAACAATCGCTCTATCCTTGCTCATATTTCTTCTCCCTTCTTTTTTTCTGTTCTTCAAATCTGGCATCATACTTATCTTTGTACTTGTTTGGATAAGTATTGTTTCTGATTACTTTATAGTAGTCTCTTGTCCAGATTTTTTTCTTTTCTTTATCAGAGAGATATGGATACAGTGCAACCTTCTCTTCGTTGGTAAGCACTGCCCATTCTCTCCAATGTTTTACTTCAGCTCTCATTTGAAACCAAACGAAGCTGTGTTTGCTTTTCTACTTCACTGGGTAAACTTCTTAGGTAGTAGAAGCATAGACCCTTCTTCTTAGATGGAAGGGTTACAATATCCCAACCATCTCTTCTGAGATTGTGAATAGAAGAACCAAATCTTGAAAAGTTCAAATCATAAATGAACTCTCCATTTGATATTGGTTCTGCATCTCTATACCTTGTCAAAACATATTTAACTTTTTCGTGCTTTGACTTAGCGTAGTCTGGTATTGGTTGTCCTCTAAAGAATACGCTCATTGTTCTAACCTATTCTTTGCCCAACCATCTAACTTGGATTGAACGAACTCATCTGAGTTTGCCCAGTCCTTGATAGTATCTTCTGTCCATATTGGTGTTCGCCCACCAGAAACAGTCCACTCTGGATTTGGTAATCTACCAGCGTGATTCCAACTTCCAATAGTAGCTCTATCTACTCCTAGTAATTGTGCGACTTCTTTGACAGACAGAAGAACTAATTGTTCTGTCATTTTTCTCCTTTGTTTTAGTATTAAATAATAGTATCACAAATCAACGATTAGTAATACCGATTTGCTCATCAGTTGCTCTGACCCAATATGGAATACCATATTCATCTGCAAATCTTTTTTGGTTAGCTCTGTCAAGTTTTCTCTCAGCATGACTAAGAGCAATCCAAGCTCCAAGAAGCGTGAGACTGAATCCGAACAACAATGATGATGCTATAAGCTCATATAATTCCATTGAATAAATAAAATCCATTATCATTCTTCCTCACTCTCTGCACTCATAAGTGGTAATACTTTTGCATACACTCTTACTGTGCCACCTTTGTACAATTCATCACTTCTTACACGAAATGACAAAAGTAGATTTCTTTGTATCAACTTCTTTTTCACATTTGCAAAACCAGTAGTGATACTATCTTTTTGCTTCTTGTAATCTGTTGGTGTACCCATTTTGTTTTGTTCGTAAACGATGTACACCTTGCCAGTGTTAGACACAAGTGTCCTTAAAATAGATTCAGTAAAATACTTTGACTTGATAGCATTTTTATCGAATCCTTGTTTAATCTTTGGAAAAGAACTGCCATCTTCCCAAAGTATTGGTTTGAACTCTCTCATAAGTCCATCTCCCTTCTTGCTTGTTTTTTTAGTTTTTCCATGAACTCAATCTTTGCCAATGCATCTTCATACTCATTTCGTAAGTCTTTAGATTTATCATCATCGACTGAATACATAACCTTTACTTGTCGATTTCTCAATCGAGTATATAAAGATTCTTTTTTCTTGTTGAGATACTTCAGTTGGTCTGTTGCAAAATCCAATAAGTCTTTTGGTGCATCAGCTGATAGTCCATCAACAATATTTTTGGTAGTTACATCTTGATACCCTTTTCTGTAACGCATACGCTCCCATTCTTTTACAGCTTGGTTGTAACGCTCTTTTGAAAACTCAATACCAAGAAGAGCATTAACACCTTGTAGATGCATCAAATATTCTTTTGATGTATTCAAGTGCATTATTTCCTTCTTAGCATTTGGGCAATAGACTGCTCTCCAAATGACACCATTAACTTTACGCTGTTTTATCATGTCTCCCTTGAATAGGTAACGCCAACAAACATCGCATCTGGTGTCAATTTTTGAAGGATATTGAACCCAATCATAACTCTCGTTTGGATTGTAACCTTCATCATCTGTCAGATTAATCTCTGCCATTATTCTCCTTTGTATTTTTTTGTGCGATAACTAGCGTAGCTTTGTGCTACGACAGAATAGTTACCATAGAGCCAATGAGTATTATGTATGTATTAGTACGCATAATAAGGGCAATCCCCATTGACTCTAGCTAATTACTCTTCTTCTTGTAATCTAAGTTTTTCCATCTTCTCTTTGTTCAAAGATAAAATTTTTCTTTGTAGTTTCTCTACTTTGATTTCATCTTCTCTATTCATTCTTTTGTCCTATACTTCAATCTTTTACCATTGAAGATAACTCGACCACGCTTCTTGCTTTTGAGTTTTCTTCTCAATGCTCTGTTCATATCTCAGCTCCATTAGCAAAGTCAGCTAGACATGAATAGCAAAGAGTCATCTTAGAATGTGTCATATCTATAATGTCGCTTGTTAGACCACATTGTG